CCACCAGTGTCGCCATCCAAGTTTGAGTCAGGACGCGCAAACCGAAGGTTAATCCTTTCGGTTTTTCTAGCCGCCAAGCGGTAAGGGTCAAGGGTGTCCCAACAGCCGTCACCGCAGACGCGGAGGCCGGGGGAGTTGCCATCGGGTCTCAAATTCACATACGGCTTCTTCATCTTGCACCTATCGCACACCGCGATTGCAATTGACGTCAGCCCTTCTGTGTCTAAGAAAATAGGCATGAATTACCTCGTATAGACCGAAATGTTGGGGGCAAAGTAGATTGGCGACTTGTCGCGCTCTTCTTGCTCTGCCTCATACAAATACTTCTCAGCCATCCTCTCAAGATAGTTAACCCTATCCATTGGAACCAAGGGCAACTCAAGGCTCATACGATGAGACAACATGAAGATAACCGCCTCGTACCAACGCTGAGGAATCTGCAACTCGTCAGTCAAAGCACCCACGTCCATGATTTGGGTGGAGTACCACACCGTCATTTGAACAAATGGATTGCTTGGGGTAGGCCACAGATAAATCGTTGGCAGAGGAATTGTGCGGTCAAACCAAAATTGGTAGGGCTGATTGGCTGTGAAGTTCTTATTCGGCAAATTGGTGTAATCGTCGCGATTTAGGCGAGACATCATCACCTCGGTGCTGTTATTGCCGATGTACCACTCGCGCAAGGCGAGAGTAGTGCCACCAGAGGCTTGGATGCGGTAGAAACCGACGGTCTGACCGGGGTCAATATCAGTCCACACCCAAATATTGTCCGTAACCGCCACCGCCCCAAGGTTCTCAAGGGTCGTATAAGTTATTCCATCCGTGGAATATTGGAGCGCAATGTTCCATGTAGCCGAACCACCGCCAGCAATGTAGGGCAAAAACCCAATAGAACCAGCATAAATAGGGTTTGCAACGCCGTAAGTGACCGTGAAATTGCCATTTGGAGAAGTCTGTTGGCAATAGGTGTCTACGTCGTTATCCGCAAGGTTGGCAACAATGCCACCAGCCGATGATGAATATGCCCCATCAGGACGCGTCATAGTGCGATACAGCACGTTTAAAGTGTCGACAGCACCCGCAGGTAGGGTGTATTGGTATTTGTCCGCTGACAGCCCTATAACCTCTTTGCTGATGCACCAATATTGGATGCCACGATTGATGAGGTTGGACAAAAGAAACCCAAGCGACTGACGTGCGGACAAGACCTGCTCAGAAGTCAACTCTTCAGCCAACTTCCCGCATCGACGAGCGCCGTGGTCAATCAACGTCTGTACGTTGTATGTTTGTCCGTAGGTGTCAGAATACGCCATCTCTTATCCTTACCAGCCGGGGCAGTTCCACCGCTTCAGCGATGCTTTGGCGCGTGGTGCGTCCCCTTTTGAATGTTCCACAACACCGCTCATGCGTGCGCAAAAAGAGTCTTTTCGAGCGCCGCCTTTAGGTTGTGGAGCCTTTAAATCACTTCCAGTTTCACGGTTATATTTTGCCCGACCTTTGGCTGTTAATCCAGCGCCTTTTTCAACAGGCAACTTCTCGCCGCGACCGACTGCAAGATTAACTTTTTTCTTGGTCATTTTGCTTTGGCTGTCTTAGCTGAATCACGAAAGTCTTTAGCCGTTGGAGCGCCTTTTGAACCCACTCGACGCATCTTTTCGCCAGAGCCTTCAGCGATTCTTTGACGCTTTGCATTGATATTTTCATACAAACCACCGCCTTTCATTTTTTTTGCCTCATCAGCCTTGGTAAATTCTTTACCGACTTTTTGAGGGATGCCCACCTTCTTAGCGAACGCAGGGTTATGTGCGACCGCCGCCATCAATTTATGCTGTGAAGGTGATTTGCTTGGCATGATTAACCGTAAGATTTAACCATCTCAAGGACGATGGTATAGAAGTCACCAGCAGTAGCATCAGCAGTGCTGAACAATACATCACCAGTTACGCCAGCGCCTGCGTTGTTAGTCAAACCGCCAAACTTATCAAAATCCATTGTGTATTGAGAATTTTGTGGCACACACCAGCAAAATACATCTGCGGTTGCATCCCAATAAATCTGTACTTCCAAGCCATGCGTTGCGGCATGGATTTTTGTGATAGTTACGCCAGTGCAGGCTAAACCAGATGCACTTGATGTCAAAGCAGAAACATCCACCTTCAAAACTTTGCTTTCACCAGTACCGTCAGAAAGGTTGGTGAATTTCATGATTGCCATCCGCTCACCATCTATGAGCGTTTGACTTGCGACTGCATCAGCCATATTTTTCTCCAATTAAAAGCGGGGGCCGAAGCCCCCACTCGTTTTCAACAAGCACGTCCGCCGCGCTTCTTTCCTGCTGGGGATACTGTCACAGACCTTTCGGTTTCTGTGATAGCACCTTGCCCACGCATTAAAGAGTCAATGTCACGCTGGCTTCGACCGCCTTTTATCATGGCATCGCGCATTTTTTGCACGTTTGCCCCGCCAGTCCCGTTTCGCATTCCTTCTTCCATAATGCGATTCATTGCGTCTCTCTCTGCGGCATTTACAGAACCTTCACCGCGAACCGCATTACGCGCTTTGCCGTAAAGTTCCTTGACCATGCTCAAAGGATTCATAGCCTCTTCCAACTCACGACTTGCTTTGTCGCTTACAGATTTTGGGTCTACTTTGTTTTTGTCAAAGAAAGACTCATTTGGAGTTGGAGAGCCACCACTCTGCATCTTCTGGTACTTGCTGTAGACATCGTTGGATTGCGCCTTTGCCGACTTCATGGCTGATGCGTTTTCCTTACCGAATGCCTCCATCAAGTTACCTTCAGCGGGAGTGACCTTGCCACCCTTTTTGAAAGTACCAGACAGTTGGTTGATGCGTACAGGTTGCGATGGCTTTTTAGCGCCTTGGGGCATCGCGACGGGTTTGCCTGAATTAACAGTACCCCCCGCCGCGTAGGCTTTTTTTGAGGTTTTGCCTCCAGCCTTGTAGCCACCAGCATTACCCATAGTCACGCCGCCAGTTTTGAAACCACCAGCGTTACCTAGAGCAACACCACCAGTTTTAAAGCCGCCAGCATTACCAAGAGCCACGCCACCAGTCTTCAGACCTTTATGGCCCTTGCTGGCAGGCTTGGACTCGTGAGACTTCAGTTCTTTCTCAAGACCCTTCATCTTCGACATCTCAGCCTTGTGCATACCCTTGGATTCTCCGCCTTCAGCTTTGCCACCTTTTTTCATTGGAGGCACACCCATTGCTGGGCTAGAAGACGCCATCGCAGGCATTGGCTTCTTGGGCATCATCGCCTTGCGACGTGAGGCCATAGAAGGCTTCATGGGGGCGCGAACAGGAGCGTTAACAGCAGGACGACCCACCAAGGCAGGAGTTCCTGACATCATGTCCAAAGCACCACCGCCCATCGCCATTTTTTTGTGACCAGCTTCCGCCTTGCCACCTTTTTTCATGTTGACGTGACCGCCTTTTTTAAGTTTTAACTCAACTGTAGGCTCAGTGGTCATCATTTTGACCATTGGTTTGAATTGACCCATGATATGTCTCCTTATGCTTGTGTGACGCCAAGAGCGCCAACACGAGTTGCATTCGGGCCTGCCGCAATTGCTGGCAGGGCTATTTCCATCACAAGACGCTTGACGCCATCTGCCGCTGAGGAGGGCAAATAAGTTCCACGAACATCACCCGTTGTGGTGGTTGCTGTAGCAGTAGCGGCAACCGTCATAGTGCCAGCATCTTCAGCCAAGGTGTTGTCCCAACCAGCGCGGCAAACGTAGCCTCTATCAGTGATGCGCAATGGCGCACCTAAGATGTCTGTTGTACCTACTGCAACGGTTACTACGCTTGCGCCAGAAGAGACAACACTGGAAATTTGGTAAAAGGCTTTTTTACCGTTGACAGTTGTTGAAGCTACTGTTCCTGTTGCAATTACCTCGCTCATGGGTTGACCGTAGTAATCAAAACCTGAAACAGTAATGTTCACAGAGGTTGGAGTACCAGCGCCCGTCGTTGTACTAACAGCGCGAGGGCAGTCAAGTTGTAAGACTGTTGTGCCACTATTGGTCGTAACGGATGTAACACCTGCACCTGCGGCAAGCGTAAGCGTACTAGCAGTTGTGATGACGGCGGCAACAATGTTGTTTGTCAATTTTGTTTGTGGTACAGCGTCCCAAATATAGACACGACCCAAGGGGCCAACACCTACGCTCATTGGGGATGGGTTTTGCAAATAAGCATTACCAGAACCAACAATAGTGGAACTTGCTACGGTTTGCGAGGCGCTTACGGTGTAAGTGCCTATGCCGCCAGTACCCGTACCGAAAGCGGTAATGTAAGTTCCATTGGTGAGTGACGTTGAACTGTCAATGAACATACCCACAGTAATTGGGTCACCAGAAAGCATGGCGGTGACGGTCAATGTGGTTGTTGCAATTGAACCAGTAAAAGTTGCAACAGCAGGGTATTGGTCTGCACCCTGAGTGGTAATAGCGGAACCTAAAAATAGGTCATCTGAAAATTGAGGCATTTTGTCTGCTCCTTGAAAAGTTTGACAAATACAGATTAACGAAAAAAGGGGCTGGGTTTTATCCCAACCCCCCGTGGCGTGGGTTAGACGCCGGGTGTACCGTACACGGCGCGTGGGTCAGTGAAGCCCACTTGGTAACGCTCGGTAGCCTTGTAGCGCATGGAGTCGGTTTCAAAATCACCTTCCATAGTCTTTTCCAGCTTACGACGCATCAACAACTTCATGCCTTCTGGAGCATCTGTCTGCACCCACCAAGCGGTAGATGAAGTCAAACGAGACAGAACAGCCGCGCCCTCGTCAAGCAAGCCAATAGACTTGATTGGGTTGACGTCGTTGTTGCCTGTACCTGAACGCAGAACAGACTTCAGCAGAACTTCAGCTTGGAAGACGTTGCCCGGGGCCACAATCAATTGACGTGGAACCAAACGAATCTTCTTACCGTTGTTGTCCACAGCTTGGCGAATCTGAATCAGCATCTGCTCAAGAGACGTCTGGCTCAAGTTTGCGGCAGTGGTCAGCAAGTTGCTGAAAGTACCGTTAACGATGGGGTGTGAAGCACTGTTCAGTGCCACGCCGTCGCCGCCGGGGTACGCGCTGTTGAAAGCGCGGTTCAACACGTTAGCCGCCAAAGTCTCTTTGGTCTCAATCAGCGACTGAGCCAAGTGACGGGCGTAAACCTGACCGATACGGATATGGTCGCCATCTTCAACCAACACTTTGGTCAACGCGAAGGCAAGGCCAAACACGTTGTACACATAGCGTTGCAAGAAGAGAACACCACCCTGCTGATACGAAACAGGAGTTCCGTCAGGCAGTTGAGGCGCGGCTCCAAATCCATAAAGGACTGGTTCTTCGTGGTAGTTACGGGGAATACCTTCTTGCTCACGGAATACCCGTGACCATTCATCGGTACGTTGGTCATAGACTCCATCGAAGCATTCGTTGAGGATAGGCTCGACGATACTTCTAAAGTCCGTACTGCGCATTGGTGCGGCCATGATTGGACTCCTTAGATGGCGTTAATGGTTGCGACGAATTGACTGCGTGAGACTTGCACTTGCACAATTGTGTAAGTGTCGCCCCATGCATTGTCAACAGCAGGCGTGAGGCCGATGATACGCATATCACCGACAGCACCAGAACCTGCCAACGTAGTAGAGATTGTGCATTGCGACAAACCTGTGGTCGTAGAACCAGCAGAGATGTTGCTAAAGTTTGCTTGGTCTCCAATAGAGGTCTGAGCCAAACTGCCATCTGCCTGAATGTCGTAAACGATGTTAGGGTCAGAATAGTAGTAAGTGATTTGCGAACCAGTTTGGTATGCAGTAGATGCAATCCATTGGTTGCTCACAAGACGACGACCAGTGAGGTCGGTGTACTCGTGACCAGCAAAAGCACCTTGATAGGCGCTACCAGCAGTAGCGGCGACAATGTTACCGCTAGTGTTGAGTGCTACGGGTTGGCCTTTCAAAATGCCAGTACCGTAGGTAGAAGTGATACCGTTAGGCAACGCGACTGCTCTGTCCAGACCCGATGGGTGGAAAGAAGGACGCATACCAAACGGAGCATTGATTGAAGACATAGTCTTACTCCTAATGTTCAGTTAAACACCCTACCCCGCAAAATGCGGCGCAGGAATTGGTTTGTCAATGTCATTAAGCCCTTCGCCTTCAATCTGACCGAGGCTTCTGCCTCGACTATCGCGTGCCACATTTTGCTCTGCTTGAAGTCGAATTTTGTTCGCCTCCTCAAGCGGTGCATCATGGTGAAAATGAGCCATTACTTCTTGGTACAAGTCCATAGGAATCTTGTAAAGCAACATCTCATTACACGAGATAAAACCTTCATGCTCTCCAGCTTTTACACGGTTGTTTCGCATTTCAGGTAACTCATCCGCTTTCACGGGAACGTACCCAAGGCGAAGCCGTTTATCTATGCTGTCGTAACTGTTAGTTGTCGATAACCAGCAAACGTGCCATCCCTTCATATCAGGAACAGCGGGCAATGCACTTTGTGTCCATTCGTCTTTCCACATCTTGCGACGTTCATCTGACGAGGCCATTTTGTCCTCTGGAGCCTCGCGAATCGTGTCGC